TTAGGTTGGGATCAAATCTTTTACTCTTTAGCTGCAGCTTTCTTAGGCCTAACATCCTCGGTCATAGTAGAGAACCTAGTTACCGGCACCCCTGACCGAGTTACTCGTGGCTTGCCAAGAAGGATACCTCCGCTATAGAGTTTGTCCTCCAAGAAGGAGGAGACATGAAGTCTGCATATTCAGACCCAAACCTTTCGCTTCGTGCTAGAGGTTTATTTGCATATTATATTGAAGTAGGTAGAGTTTTATCTGCCGACGAAATGTCAGCATCAGTTCCAGAAGGACGAGATGCTATTAGAAACGCTATGGCCGAACTTAAGTTTCATAAGTATATAAAGGCCGTACGACATCAAGATAACTCTGGACAATGGCGTACAATTTTAAAGTTCACCGACGACGGCTTTTCAGGCGTTCTATACATTGACAGTAATAAGCTGACTAGTACTAGTGATATATCTACTAGTGATACAAATATAGATACAGTTACTAACGTAACTGTATCTATAGGGGCTGCGCCCCAAAAAGGAAAAGGAGATGCCGTTATGGGATGGCCAGGACTAGAAGAAAACACAACCCCCGAAAAACCAAAGCGCAAGGTCATTTTAGAAACCGATGATGATTCTGGCGCTATTGGCAAAGTCAGTACTTTAAAAGTCGGTGGGGCAAAACTTAAGAAGACCAAGGTAGAGCGAGAATCCCGCAATAGGATTAATATTCCTGAAGAGGATTGGATTGCCCGCGACCTGTGTGCAGAGTTCTATGATTTGCTTGCTACCATCAATGTGCACAACGCTCCGAATCAAATGAATGCAAAGCACCTTGCCACTTGGATTAACAAACGAATTGGAGAAGGTGTTCCTGGTTCAGCTATTCTCAAGGGAATGCGAATGTTCTTTAACGATCCTAGAATGTTTTACGATATTGGTGTAGGTTTGCCTATCTACCAACGTTTTATGAAGTACTACGGAACAATTCATGGACTTGTCAGCCAAGTTGCAGAATCTACAAAGTTAGACGAAGATACGTTGGCACATCAGGAGAAGCTACTTAAGATGTTGGAGGGGTGATGTATAACATTTCAGAGTTGCCTGGAACCATACGGGCGCAGATCAACGGGGCAAACCTCCCAATGAAAACCATTGGGTGGGAGTTCTCAGATATTGAGCCTTCCGACTCCCTAGAAAAGGTCAAGATGTGGGTAGAGATGGTCAAGTCTGGGAAGATCATTCAAGCAGCCGGAAATCCTAATTGCGGCCGTGGATTGCTCCTGGTAGGGGACCCAGGTCACGGAAAGACTACTCTCGCCTCTACGGCTCTCCAGGAGCTTATTAGGGGCATGTCTAGGGAGGCCTGGGGCCTTCCAGATTCGAACCCAAAGCGACCAGCCATGTTTATGGACTATCCCAAGCTTTTGAGGGTCCAGAAGACCCAGTGGTCTGATTTTGATGACAGCATCGAAACTATGATCACTGGGATTTATGGAGAGGGTCCCAAGGAAACTAACGTTCGAACATTTGTTCTAGACGATTTGGGCAAGGAGCACAGAACTACTACCGGTTGGGCAGAAAACACATTTGATGCTTTACTACGTTCTAGGTTCAATGCTGGGTTTCCAACTATTGTAACTACGAATGTTCCACTAAAAAGTTGGGGTACGGTGTATGGCGAAGCTATGGGTAGTTTTGCGTACGAAGCTTTCATTCCAATTGACATAATAGCGAAAGGAGATCGACGCAAATGAGGTTATCAATGAGTTACTGGAAAGCCATGCAACTGTTTCTATCAGAAACCGGTGTGCACGAAGTAGAGGTTAACTCTTCCTCTCTAAAGTTGCGCTGCAACTGTGGTGGGTTTAGTTTACGTAAATCCTGCAAGCACATCCGCTTTGTTAAAAATCGTATGGACGATAACGATGGTGTGTATCCGACAGAGATTTCCAAAAAAGCTTCTAACTTAGAAGCAGTTATAGCAAACCAAGATCCAGAGTCCTTTAGAAAACTTTTAGTTACCTATGGCAAGATCGAAGTTTTGTAAAGATGCGCGGGGGCGACTTATCTAACGAAGTCCCTTTACGGATGGTGGTTACTTTAGATTGTATTTTAGATAAGCAACCTAAAGTTAAAAAAGTTCTGGGAATTCCTGTGTTTAGCGAAGAGTCTGTTTACAACAGACAGCAGTTGTCTTTTTTCTGGCGTCTTGCAGAAAAGCACAGCTACACCCTAGAATTGGTTGGGTTCGGTTACAGTCAAAAAGAGATGGATGAAGTTTTAGAGGATTTAGATAACCTCGGAACTAATCCGTTCAACTATGCAGTTGCTTACGAAGTAGTATCAGATTTAATTGCTGTTTTGCCTTACAGGCCAGAGCTTGTAGGAGTTGTTGATATTCCATCAAGAGGTCTAAGATACGGAAGCAAGTTTATAGATGTGGGGAGGTTATAGTGGCAGCAGATAATGAGTTGAGGTTATTGTCTCGCGCTGTTCGTACCCGAGATATATCTCCACTACTAGAGGCCGGTGTAAACGACGACTGGTTTTTTGTTGACGAGAATAAACAAGTATGGAAATTCTTACGTCAACACTGGACTAGGTATCAAGAAGTACCTACTGCGGTAACTGTTTTAGATAACTTTCCTACTTACCGTCTTCTTGCTGTAGACGACACTCTTGAATATTTAGTAGACCAACTTGTTGAGTATAGAAAACGTCAACACGCTATCACTGTTGTTCAGGATGCTTCTGAAGCTATTGCTACTGGGGATCACAACGCTGCCATTGCAGTACTTAGTCAAGGAGTTGCAAAACTACTTGACGAGGGCATTACTTCTTCGGGGGATATAGATCTAACAGATAACGCAACTAAGCGTTTTGAAGATTACAACAATATAAAGACACGTCCTAACGGTTTGTTAGGGTTTGCAACTGGCTTTAAAACTATTGACGAAGCTACCGCAGGTTTACAACCAGGACAGCTAGTTACCATTATTGCTCCACCTAAAACAGGTAAATCAGTTCTTGCAATGCAGATGGCAGTCAACGTCCACAGAGACGGATTCGTGCCAATGTTCCAATCTTTTGAGATGACCAACTTAGAGCAGCAGCAGCGCCATGACTCTATGCGTGCTCGCATTGCTCACTCCCGACTCATTCGCGGGGCCCTGACCAAAGTTGAAGAAGAACGTTATATGAAAGAACTCGAGACCATGGAGTCTATGCACAAGTTCTATCTAACCGACTCCGTATCTGCAATGACTGTTACAGGTCTTGCTGCAAAGATCGATAAGATCCGTCCTGACATTGTATTTGTTGACGGTGTTTATTTGATGACCGATGAAGTAACGGGGGAGTCCAACAGTCCTCAAGCCCTTACTAATATCACTCGTAATTTAAAACACTTAGCTATGGCTAAGAAACTTCCTATTGTTATCTCTACTCAAGTTCTTTTATGGAAGATGAAGAAGCGCCAAGTATCTGCTGATGCAATCGGTTACTCATCATCTTTCTATCAAGACTCTGACGTTATCTTGGGACTTCAAAAACAAGACGAAGATGACGATACTTCCCGTGAACTACGTATTGTTGCAAGCCGTAATTGTGGACCGGCTACAAGTGATCTGCTATGGGACTGGGAAGAAGGGAAGTTTGAAGAGTATGGATCTCTATTCGGAATCAGCACCGTTTGATGGTACGCAAGCTTGCATGTCTGTCGATCCGGAGATGTTCTTTCCAGAAGATTATGACGATAGGGGAGCGACTGAGCGTGCAAAGTCTATTTGCAGGGGCTGTCCGCTAACCGTAGGATGTCTTGAGTATGCCATTAGTGATGCTAGTCTTGATGGTATCTGGGGAGGCACCACTCCCCGTGAACGCAAAAATATGCGTCGACGAAAACGGGTACTTGTGTGAGCGCTGATTTAAGAAATAAAGAGTTTCCAACTCACGTGTGTATCTGCGGATCGATGCTTTGGAATGTCAAGTGCATGTTCCAAGACTATGAGATATCTATGTACATGTTGGATATGGAATGTTTTT